TGTACTTCACGCCGCACAGCTCCAGCTTGTCAGGTATCGGCGGGGCGGGGGTGAGTACAGGGGAGTCAAGCATATATCCATCTATTCTGCCATCTGCAGAAACAACCCGGATAGGAAACCGCTTATTATTGTCTATTTCTGTTATCCGGCATGCCCCTTGAGGACTTAACATGATATCCCCGACCTTAAGCCCTGACACCTCGCGGAACCAGGCGGGATTTGATAAATCCGCCCTGGTGATAAAAAAATAAACCAACCAATCAATTTCTTCTTTCACCGTTCCTTTTTCGATAACAACCCGTGGCCCGTTTACTTTCTGTAAAATTTCGTACTTCATTCTATCCCTCCTATATTTTCGCAAGGTCGCAGAATGTCCGACAAGCCTCGGCGTACTGCTCCGGCGTAAGGTTCAGTCCTGCAATCTGCTTTTTAAACTCTTCGTATGCGGCGTAAGGATTCATATTTCGTATATCCCTGAATAGGTATCAGTAAATTTATAATTCATTTGATATTTGCCTCCAAACCTGTTTTTCATAATTGCAAGGTTAAGATAATGTTTTTCGTTGTCAATGTTCCTTTTGCTGTCCGGGGTTAGCATAAGGGCCACATCGCAGGCCGCCGCCAATTCGCCGCCCCCCTTAAAGGCAATAAGTTTGCCGTGCTGATCTTCCCTCTGTGTCTGGTTATCAATCTGGCTGGCCGAGATAATGCTTAAATTATAATCCTTGCACATCTCCCGCAGGTTATCGGCTATATCCACCATTTTCTCAAATAGTTTATTGCCGCCCTGAAGCCCTTGTAAATAATCCACAAATACTATGTCAAGTCTTTGAGATTTTTTAATCTGTTCAATTTTAATCCTGATTTTATCCAGCTTCTTGTAATTATCATAAACAATAAACCCGGCCTTTTTTATTTCGGCATTGACCGCCGCCGTTTCGCTTGCCGTGGCCCGGCCCATATAAATATCCTTAACGCTGTGATGTAATATATTTGCCGTCAGTTTAATATATAAATCCTCGGCGGCCTCGTCCGTTGAAAAATAAGCGCACCTGACCCCGGATGTCATAAGAGAATTTAGCATCGTCATAAACATCGTGGTTTTGCCCGTGTTCGTGTACGCCCCCAGGATAATATTAGTCTTGGGTATTATCCCTCCGATATGACCGTCAAGTTTCGTATAACCCGTTGAATAGCCGATATAGTCTTTACCGTCAGCCCCTCGTATGTTTTTAAGCTCCTCTATTTTTCCCTCTGCCCGGTCGGATACAATCTCGATACTGTCCTCGTTCTCTTTGTCGTTTATTTTAAGTACTCCATCAACGGCGGTAATAAAATTATCGGTCGTTTCGATCAGCTCCCCCTTGATCTCCATATCCTCCCGGTATTTAAAGGCAAGCCGGATCATCTCCCGCCGCTTAAAATCATAAACAAGCTCTTTAATATAATTCTGCCCGATAAAAAGAGAACTGCCGTCCGTGGCGATGTCCGTGGCTATCGTATATTTCCCGGCAAGCGAGGTATAAAAGGGGCCATCAAGATTAATCCCCTTATCCATCCGTTCCATAATCTCAATATATATCGCCTTTATCTCCGAATCAAATAAATACTCCGGCTTGAATATATGTTTGGCATATAACGGCAGGTCTTTATCAAATATCAAGGCATTTATAAAGGCAATTTCAAGCTGCTTGTTATAGGGCAAATATTTATTGTCAATCATTTATTCGCCGCCTCTTTAGCATAGGATGGATCAAGAGGAATGTCCGGGAAAGGGTTCCATTCCTTCTTGCCACCCCCCTGCCCCGGCTTCGGGTCGGGTGCGGTGTAATTTATGTAATCCTTCCAGTCCTCATTACAAAATGTCGAAAAATGCTTCATATACCTTGCCTCGGTTCCTAACTTATTACATTCATCGGCATAGTTTTTAACCGCCTTTTCAAAATTGCCCATATCTTCAGGGGTCTTTATTTCCTTAGTTATCTTTTCAATTCCCTTAACTTTCCCCTTTTTAAGCGGATATAATAAATAAATTTCTTCAATCTTAATTCTATAATCAATTACATCTTCTCTTTCACTTACACTTTGCAATGCTTTTGCAATGCTTTTGCATTTCTTCTGCTTCTTCTTGTCCCACCTTACATTTGCATTGGCAGACAATATAAGGGATTTTTGTTTTCTTTTTTCCATTTCATCATTAAGTCGGGGATTGTAAAAACCCCTATCAGTTTCAATAAACTTGCTTCTTAAAAGCGCATTTTCTCCTACAAGAGAATTAAATGCCGTTTTATCAATTATACCTCCGTGCTGATGTTGAGCACATAATAATTTAATATATATTCCCACTTGCTCATTTGTCATAAATATAGTTCCTGTTAAAAAATCGGAAGTGTAAAAAAGGAAGGCCGGGTCTTTGCTCATATCACTTAACCCCTTTTAAAAACAATAAGGGGGATAACAAGCAGACTTTATGCGTGGTGGGTAGTTTTGCGAGGACTTCCCGCCTGCCTTGGTTATCGCCCCTTATTCTTTTCAAAATTGATTCACGCATAAAATACCGTCCTCGCTTAATCCTGATATAAATTCTACCACCGCACGGAAAAAAAGTCAAGCCCTTTCGCTAAAATAATTTCTGCAGCTCATGCGCCTTTTTTCTCGGCTCGCAAAACAATTTCTGTTGAACCCTGCATAATATCTGCTCTTTTGCCAGCTTGACAAATTCCTTTTTAATTTCAAAGCCGTATGCTACCCGCCCACAATTCGCCGCCGCTAAAAGCGTGGTGCCGCTTCCGGCTACCGGGTCGATTACAACCTCTCCGGGATCGGTGAATAGCTCAATCAAATGTTCAAGCAGCGGAACCGATTTTTGCGTAGGGTGAATTTTCGGGGTCTTGGTATCTCTGGGAACCTCAAAACAGTTGAATACCATATTGCCGCCATTATTAAATTTAGGCAGCTTGTCACGGTAAAACAATAATCCATATTCGCAGTTTCCTACAATGCGCATATTCGCCTTTAAAACCTGCGCCGAAAAGTTTTTCCTGAATACCAAATTAATATATTTTTTTAGGCCGTGTTCTTTGGCAAGTTGTATCAAGGCGAATTGCTGTTCAAAACTGCAAAACATTAACATCGCCGGAGCCTTGCCTTTCTCTTTCGGCTCTTTCCTTAATAAACGATTGCAGAACCACATATAATCTATAACGCTAAAACTATTGTCGGTATCGAAAAACTCCTTCTTCGCAAATTCGCTTTCTCCGTTTTCATTGTCACCGTCAATGTACCATTTCGGATTAGAGCCATAAGCATTTTTGCCTATATTATAGGGGATGTCCGCTATAATTAATTGTGCTCTCGGTATATTGTAGCTTTTGAAATTCTGGAAATGGTCGTTAAACAATTCTATCTTCACCTTTCCCCCCTTAATTTGATCGCGGCGATAAACAGCCAGAGCACGCCCCAGGATGATAACGCAACGGCGATAATGCACGCCGCCTCTTTCGCCGCCGCAAGGATGTCCGATACCTTGAAACTCTGCTTGTAGTAACGCTCGTAGCCTCTCATATTAACGCTCCTTTAATGCTTTATATTACAAATTCACCATGATAATTTCAATGCTTTTCAACGCTTCATTCATCGCATCTCTAACCCGCTCGACCTCCGCTACATTGTGAAATTTGCCTATAAAATATAGCATTTCATCCCTTACCTGTTCAAGCCATATTTTTTTCAACATTTTATCCGGCAGGGCGTCGCTTGACAAAGTAAACCCGCCGCCTCGTTTATGGTTAGTTAAATTGACATAAAGGCGTACATCCCGGCCTTTTACTTTTTCAACCTGAACCAGTATGAGAATTGTAGCCTCGTGCTCTCTCCATTTATCGGAAGCTATTTTATTATCCCAAGTGAAACATGAATGGAGTTTGGTTATCGGATTTTTGGCATATCTGACAACATCTCTCGGCTGTAATACGCCTCCATTAATATTTCTAACCACTTCTAATTCTTTCCTAATCTCTGTTTTTTTGGTAATCTTTTTCATAAACACTCCTTATTTTAAATTGAGGGTAGTTTAACGCCTTGCCCCCAGAGGGCCCCAGCAACGCCATGCTTCGCTCCGCTCCGCCACGCATTGCCCTGAATAGCATAGCCAGAAATTAAATATTTAAAGTGCGTTATATTTAATTCCTTGCCTCGAATAGCCACGCAAAGCCGTGCTCCGCCGTGTATAGCCACGCTTCGCCTTGCCAGAAAATTTATTATTGATTAACAATTTTAAACCTGCCCCATCCGCAACCACGGCTTTTTTGTGAAAAAGGCCGCCCGGCACCAAAACCAATCCGCATACAGCAGTTAGCCATAAGATTTACTGCTGTCTGTACATCATCTACCATGTCGGCATCATAACAAAGTCTAACCAAGGCCTGTGCTCCGGGCATAAAGCGACCTCGCGCTCTTATGTCCGTGCTTCCATTTGCGTTAGCCGCCGGGCATGTGAACATTTCCGGCTCTCCTTTGATTATTTTTACAAGGGGCTGTCCGGTATTCATATCAAAGCCATCTGCCTCCACAAAAAAAGCCAACTGCATAAATCTCATTTTTAAATTTAATACTCGGCAAGCGTCAATTAACCCGGTTCTTATTCCAGCGGCGGGGATTCCATACCATCCCTGCTTTGTGATATGAAGTGATTGCCGATAATATAGATTGAAATCTTTAGGCGCTCTTTTCTTTCTACCCTCACCATCAACATCCCCCTTTTTCATTTTGTCCATCATCTCATTAATGGATATTTCTGGAAATCTATTCTGGACATAAGGCTCAATGTTTTCAATGAGTATCGGAATCCGCTTAAAATTAGGAGCATTTATCTTAACTATTAATTTCTCTGATAATTCCTTTGTCTTTTTCATCTTGTATACCACCTTTTAAATATTTTGTTCATATTGCTTTCCAGGTACACTGTTTGTCTTTCTGCGGCGTTCCCTCGATGTAGCCCTTCTCCTGCAAAAAACGGAGGTATCTGTCGCCGTTGCATATTTTCCCAAACGCAAGCAGGTTGAAATATGCCTGTATCTCCCATGTCAGCTTGCCGGGGTTCTGCCGGACATACGCATACACCCACTTCTCCCGGTCGGTCAGTTTCTGCCGTGTGTCGGTCGGTAGCTTAAGCTGGGTCATGGCTTGGCCTCCAGTTTGGCGAGGAGTGTTCTAATATGGCTCACGGTAGGATATACAACGGGAACGCCGCTTTCATCATATTCAAGTGATTTCAACGCCTCTTTCATCTCCTCGAAGTTGTTCACGGCGGCAATCATATATTTGGTGTCAGCCTCTAATATTTGAGTCTCGCCGTTATATCCCCCACTTATTATTATTGTGTCGTCTGCCCCTCTTATTAATGGTGCATCCGGGCCATAATAATCTTCATATTCTGCCGTCCACGGTGTTTTAGTGTGCATAGATTCCCTCCATTTCTTTCAGTACTGATTTAAGGCTGCGGAATTTCAGCGTCCAGTAATAACGGGCGCGGACTATGTAGATTCTGCCAGATACTAACATTATTCATCCTCCTTCATTTGTTCAATCGGTATCGGTTTCGGGAAATATTCGTTGCCCTTCCATCCCTGTTTCACGGCGTTGCTGTCGTTCGCGGGACATAAATTAATGTACCATGCGGGGAGCGTCATTTCACATTCTCCTTTGTATCAAATTTTATGGGGCAATCGTCGTGAATGCCGTCAACTATCGCTTTTACAAAACATACAGTAGCGGCATGTTTCATTACCCTCCGGGAAATATACGGGGACGGTTAAAATCCCGGTGGTGTAGCGGGTTATTCCGCGCTCAACGGCAGTCATTAGAACATCTCCTTTATCCCCATGCTTTTGCCTATTAATTTTTCATACAAACCCTCAACGCCATACAGCGCGGCCTTTTCATCAATAAAATTTTCCGCGTTGTTGACTATCAACTCGATCGTCGCGGCGTTTAAACTCAGCAGATTTAACGCCTCAAGCATTCTGTCCCCGTCCCCGTCCAACGCGCTTCCCAATTTCTCTTTCGCCGCCGCGTATGTATCAACGATCACATCAAAACAGGGGCCCTCGTCCCGTGGCGTGGGCGGCCATTCTCGCGGTTCGCAGTTATGATTCGTTATTCTCATTTTATTCGCCTCATTATTACATGCTTGCTTCCGTCCGGATTAAGGTAATACCATTCATCCTTGGAGTGAATAATATTGTGCCCCGGACAATTCTGCTCCAAACAAACAGGGCAAATATACCATCCGGCAATTCCCGTGTCCCGCCCGTACCATTCCGGGTGACGGTCTGCGCTCTCAATGCAGTCATCCTCACAACCGGCGCAATCACCGCCGCCGATTGTGCAGGTTTGAGGGTTACGCATACATTTTCCCGATCAATGTTTCGAATAATTTCCTTGTCGCCCGGATGTCCTCAATGCTTTTATGAGCATCGAATTTTATCGAAAAGTGTTCGCATATATCGGACAACTTGAGGGATTTTATCAGACTTGTGCTTCCCTCTCTTGTACTGACAAAACGATATATTTTTGTCATCTCGTAAACATCTAACTGATCTCCGAGATATGAAAATAAATAATCGTTTTTGTTTTGCTTGAAAAAAGCGTGTAGGAAACTGACATCAAACCGAACATTATACCCCACTACCGTGAATTTGTCAGACCTATCAAATTTATTAATATGCCTGTCAAACAATTTTATCAGTTTATAATATACGATTGCCGGGCCTTCAAATGTTTTTATCTCTTCTTTTGTCAGCCCGGTTATTCCAAGTATTTCCGGCTTAATGTCTTCAACGCATTGCGGGCACATCATGAAATCGAACTCCTCTATTCTGCCAGTATTTTCTATGATGCCCGAAATGCTTATTAACTCATCTGTTTCGGCATTAAGCCCGGTGGTTTCCGTGTCGAGATATAGCATTTTCATTTTTGCCCCTCCCTTGCCTTAATCTCGGCCTCTAATCTGTGCCGGGATACATCGGCGGCATTATCCGACATGTCGCCGACATGCCAGTATCCCTCAAATAATTTGCCGTTCCTCCCGACGAAGCTGGTCAGGCGGATCAACTCTCTGGCGAATTCATCCTGATTCGCCACCGTCTGCATCAGCAGGTCGGAAAATTTCTGCTGTGCCTCGCTTAATTTCGGTTCGGGATCAGGGAGCGGGTCGACGCCGTTCTCTCCGGGGAGCCGCTCCTGTTTCAGATCCGGCGTATTGTTTGCGGGGGGTTCGCCTGATTTATTTATGGCGTCATTAACCGCCTTATCCCGCGCTATATTTTTCGCTTTCTGCTCTTTCGCCTGCCTAACCAATTCAACAATCCCCTTATATGCCGCTTCCCGCGTGGCCCTATCCGTTATTTCATCCGCATATTTATACCCTATCCCGGCAAGCATGTTTTTATATGTCTGCGTCCCCGCAGTTTCGCCGAGAATATAAATCAGTTTATCAAGCTCTTTTTTAATCGCGGTCATAAAATTGATATCTGCCGGATTATTCGCTGGCGGGGGTTCGGGTTTCCCGTTTCCGTTCTGCCCGGCCCCGTCCGTGTCCTCGTCCCCGGTCATAATCCCGAATACCTGGCAAAACGCATACCGCTTTGCAAAGGTCATTGCCGCGCCGTGTTTTTGCACCTCTGACATATAAGCGTCTTTATCAACGGGGGCGCGGAAAGTGGCCGTTTCGGAGTGCCCTCCGATATGCCGGGCCGAGCATGTTATGGTCTGCGCGTTATCGGCAAATGTCGCATCAAAGGAATAAGAGAAGCCGTGCTTTTTTAAAAGCCCCTTAACCTGTTCTACAATATCGTCAAGGGGAGCGTAGGAGTATCGCTTTTTATTGTTGTTTCCGATAACATCCTTGCCCTTTATTATGCGCGGGCACTCGGCCTGAAATTCCGAGAGCGCAATATTATACGCTTCTTTCGCGGCCTCCGCTTTCATTAAATTCCGCATCTGTAGAAGTTTTTCCATAACTTCAACGCCCGTGCCAGCCGCAATCGCCTGTTCCATAATTTTCTGAACATTAAAAACAAACGGCGTCACCGTAGTCAATTCTTTCCCGTCCATTGTTCCCCCTTCGCGGGGTAGATTAATATTTCCACTCCCGCAATGTTTAATTTTTTGAGGTTCGCGGTGATGGTATTCGCCGCGCCCGTTAACGATTCCCGGATATGCGTTTCGGTTTCCGGGGAGCATTTGCCCCGGATGATAATCCCCAGTTCCATATTAGTTTCCCTCCTGGTTATGCTCGTTCCAAACATTACTAACCGTGCGCCGCGTCACGCCCAACATCGACGCTATTTTTTCATCTGTCAAACATTTTTCCTTCAATGTTTTTAGGTCGATAATTCTCTCCCTCAATTCCGCGTCCAGTTTCGGTCTGCCTCGTTTCCGTTTCATTTTTCCACCCCCTCCGCCTTTGCTATTGCCTGCCGTGCCTCGATGATTCTGGGCTCGCTGGAGTGCATGCCGTTTGCCAGCGCATCGTCAACCAGGTTTTTCAGCGCCGCCAGCATTTCATGCGCCGCGGTCTCCCGATCAATTATCGCCGCCAGGTCCGAGCCATCCGGCAGCCAATGCGGGGTCTGATGGCAGACGAGCGCCTCGCTCCCGTTAATTATTTTTGCCGCTCTCAATGCCCCCCTCGTGTGTTTTGTGTTCATCTTCGTTTCCTCCAGCGGGGTTACCGCTGTTATTTTGTGGCCGGGCTACGCGTATATCGTTTTTCTGCCGTTTTTGCGTGCTATTAGATTGTTCTGGACTGACGGGCCCCCGGTGATATAGGTAATCCCGTTTTTTGTGTAATGTTCGCCGTAATAGATTTTTCCGTTTCTCAATTCGATTGATTTCTGTTTCATCTCGTTTCCTCCAGCGGGGGCCGCTCTGCTGCCCTACCCTCCGCTCATGATTATATTATCGGATAGTTTGCCTGATTTGTCAAGTATTATTTTCGCATTTTGGGAAAATAATTAAAGGCAGTCCCCCATTAAAGCGTTAAGTTTAATGATTTCAAGCAGTTAAGTATAATTAAAGCGAGTTGACGGTATTCGCCGGTGGCGTAGATTTACCCGCCTGAGGGTAGTTCGTGCCCTGGCGGGGCTGTAATGCAGCCACAATTGGTTATACGAGGGTATTGTTTGGGCATAATTAAGGCCCCCGCTGGAGGACGGGGGCCGGGATGCGGAAATATAGGGAGGTGGTGGTTTGTTAAATTTGATAATGTTATGCCATTTTTAATAATCATATTTCATAATGGCAAAAGTCCCAACCCCATAACAAGCCGCCGTTTTGCAGTCCGGCTTTAACGCCGAGATCAGCGGCCTCCTTGTAGTCGGGTATATCGTTATCGTTAACCGATATTTTTAAATTGTAATAAACGGTTTCCTTATCCCCGCCGATATGTTTCATAAGGGCAATATCAAACGCTTTGCCCTCGCCGTGTTTGCCGATTGTTTTTAATTTCGTTACGATAATATTATCCTCGGCCCGTATCGGAATAAGCCCGATTTTAATCCTCTCGCCGTTTACCCGTTCAATGGGCCCCCGGCCCTGCATAAATAAAACGGACTGCTCAGCCTGTGTCCGTAGAGTGCAAGTCAACTTGTGTTTCAGTCCGGCCCGGCTCATTAACTCGGCCCACGCATAATATTTTTCCTGTAATTCTGGAACGCAGTCTAATATTATTCGACTTGCCATTAACAGCACCCCCTTATACCTGTTTTCTCCGTTTATAATCTGGGCGTTTTACACCTATTTTCTTTAACGACATTTTTTTTCTTGTTTCCTCACTAACGCTATGCCCCATTAATGATTGTGATATTTTTTCCCTCATTTCGCTTGTCCTTAAGTAAGGCACCCTTGTTTTTTTAGGTAATGCTTTTTTAGCTTCACTTCTACAATGTTTACAAGTGCTTCTCACTCCGCCCTGACCACGACTTTTATGAAACTCGTTCAATGGTTTTGTTTCTAAGCAAGTATTACATTTTTTTTCAGTGATAACGGCAGGGATCCGAGTCCCTGCATGACCCTTGTTACTTTCGCTAATCTTTTTATTCCATTCATCAGAATGTTTCCTTCCGATATTTGCTATCCTCGTTTTTTCTATTGATTCTTTTGATTGTTTTCTCCCGGTATTAAACAGTCTAAGTTTTTCTCTTACTTCTTGAGATGGACTTACCACTCCCTCTCCACCAATCGTAAGGTTGTAACCATTTGGGGATTGGGAATTATAAAACTTAATCCAATATCTCTCTTTTTCGGATAGAATTTTGTTAGACTCTGCGGTATCAGTTATGGATATATCGAAAGAGTTTATCCCGTATTTATTCAGGGCTCTTTGAACGGGGTATGTGTTTTCACGAATATGTTTGGCAAGTCTCCGGCTCAGTTTTTGTATGGTTTGCCCAATATAAATTTTGCCATTTATTTTATTAAAAATCTTATAAATAATCATATTAATATTATACCATATATGTGTTATAATTCAACAAGTTCCTGCAAAATAAAATGTTTGGGAAAATACATTATTCCCACTCTCCCCTGTATTCGTATTCGCCGGAGATGTACGGGGTCATCTGTTCCACCATTCGTAAAAATCCTCAACAAACATAAGCACGGGATAAAGAATAATAGCGGAAATATAAAAGAACCATCCCTTTAATTTGTGCATCGGTCTAAAGCGTTTAATCATCATGCCAGCACTCCTTCCGATCATCCGGCCCGTCCGTGTGTCCGTTATCAACGCACATGCCGTATATTTTGCAGGTCGAGCAGGTATGTCCCGCCGTGTACGGTTCGAAAAACGGGCACGGGCAGAGGCCGAACTTTTCCATCAATTTACAGGTAAATAAATATCGGCAGGCATAGCAGTATCGCTGACATCCCGCAACATGCCGCTTGCCGCTCCTGGTATTTTTGGTTATAACCGGCATCGCATATCGCTTATCACAGGGGCCCATTTTCGTGCGGTTAAAATAGCATCCCTTACACGCTCGATACCCCGCCTTAAATTTCGCCGGGGTTCGCAGGGCCAATTTATATCCGCTCAAAATATCCCCTTTATACCGGCAATTAATTTTTTTACCGCCTCGACATCTGATTTGATGGCCATGTATGTTAGTACCATAAACGCCATTCCGTAACCCATTAAATATTTAACGCCCCTTAAATTCCAGAAAAATATAATCATGGCCTTAATCCCGCCGTAAAGTTCGGCCCGTGCGTTAATAAAAAAATCCCGCTTCCGCTTCTCATACTCCCCGTTAGTCGTCATTACAGCACCGCTCTGCCCCTTACTTCCATTAGGCAGACACTTGCTCTTATTCTCCTGTATCATCGTGCAACGGGTTTCCATTATTGTCAGGCGACCTCCGAGTGCGGTTTCCCTGTCATTGCGGGAGTGCCTGTCTTTTTGAAAGTCCGCGACTAATGTATCAATGGATTTTTCGAGAGGGTCAATCTTCAGGTCGAGGATTAAATATAAATCCTTTTTAAACCCCGCCTGGAATGAGGAGAAAATGTCTACTAACTCTGATTGCAGTTCCGCTTTCAATTCCTGTTTTTCTTCCGTTGTCATACACTGCCCCTTTCCCGTTTATATCGGTGCTGTTAATGTCGGATACGGTTCATAGCCTTTTTTAGATGCGTTTTTTCCCAAAGGTACAAACAGCCTGTAATACCACGCTCTAAATCTATTCATCCCGCAACGGCGGCACCGCTCTACAAACTGGTCATCAAACCACGCCCTTAACCACTCCGGCAGTAATCCGAGGCGCATGGACTGACACCCTGCATCGTGGAATAATGACGGGCCGATATTCGTTTGATCGTCATAAGTAGGTCCCGAAACTCCGTCCCAGGCGTAGCCTTTCTTTATCGTCATTAACCCGTTTACATCAAGCACGATATAATCCGTTTCAAATGCAAAACCTTTTAGTCCGATGTCGATGGCTACATCTTCCTTTAATACATTTTTATACCCGTGCGCATATTTAATATATTGAGTTGTCACTTCTTCACCGCCAATTTAAAATCCGCACATACATACACGCCGTCAATTCGTTTGCCGCAATTCTTAACCGCGCATACCGGGCAGAGCTTCATATTATACCGTTCCTTTGTTTACTGTAGTTAGTAATGATGATGCCGATGATGACAAATACATCCGCTTAATTCTCGTGCGCTGATTAAAACCGTAGTCACCTGCGGCAATGCGAAATTCAACGGTGTTTATGCCTGCCGTACTATATGCGTCCAGGTCCGGAATGTAGGCACTCCCCTGCCAATAATAGGTAGTGGTATCATCGGAATCTATGCCGCCCGTCAATAGGTCGGTAGTTTCTCTCCATCTGATTCTTACCGCACCCGCCGATGTCGGAACGCTCGATACTACAAAATTATAATACTCAAAATAATAATTCAAATATGGATTAATATTAATGTCGTAAAAATATTTGATGTAACGCACGGTCTCAATTGATGCAGATGGAGATTGCTGTTCGTCTTCCGACCAGTAAACATATTTAATATATTCGTAATTAGTTATAAGATTTTTAGTGTACTTGGTATTGTTAGCAAGCCTGCCGCCATATAAAGCCCCGGCCACATCGCCCTTTTCTAAAACCACCCGTTCATTGAAATTAGGATTAGCCGTTACGCTTTTCATACACCACCTAAAACAATTGAACCTTATGGCATAGTGCCAAAAGCATACGATATATTTGTGCATTGTTTCCCGCTCCGGTGCCTTTTTTCAGTTGTATTTCAATCGTTACCAACTGCCCGATGTAAACGGAAAGGTCTATGTATCTGGTAATGTAGCCGGTGCCCGTTCCCTGGGTGCTTTCAAATGCGTCAACTGCGGTGGAATTAACAAGTACTTGGCAAAATGCCGTTTTGGGTGCGACATCTCCAACGCTCCCGACTATGCTGTGAAAATGCAAGTGCGGTTTTGACTGTGGGACATATGCTTTAATAACCCGCACGGTTGTATATGTTTCATCTGCATCGGTGTAAGCCGTTTCATCGTAATACAGCGTAAGCATTTCATCGTCGATTAAATTCGATATTTGTACCTTGTTATATTTAGTGTTTTCGGCTATGTCCTCGCCCCATGCCGCCGTTAATGCGTCACCGTGTTCTGGTACTACCGCATCCGTCCACGCTCCATTAGTGCTAACGCTTTTCATATATTTACGCTCCTAAAAGAAATTATATTGAACGCCGGAATCTCTGAATACGCCATATCCCTGCGCCTCCGTTGTCGTTTCATCCCCGCAAATTGCGTAATTCGTAGCGTCGAAAAAATCCACTACCGCCACGCCCGATATTGTATTATTAATTATATCGTAAGTCAATTCTGAAATCTCGCAGTTTACGGAGGTCGAAGTCCCGGCTTTATCATAAATTATTTTAACTCTGTCCTTGACATACAACGGCATTAAAGACAGTGTACCTTGAAAAGTATATACGGGGTATGCGTCTTTAAGCCTGTCCTTTATCTGGTCTGCCAATACCTGTATCGTGGCATCATCATTAATCACGCCTAATTCAACGGAATATTCCCCGGCTCTCTTATAGGTTGCTATGCTTGCGGTGTCAACGGCTATATAATTTTTTAACATTTTGTCATTGTAAAAATCTCTATTATACGATAGTTTTATTATGTTCTTTATGTTCTCACATGATACGGAATAATTAATTGATATGATATTCTTGTCGTCCTTGAAGGTCGGGATATAATCGGTGTTTATCCGAGGGCAATATAAACGGAAATATATTTTGCCGTCACCCCTTGAGTAAAGCGTCCCCGATATGCCCTTTAATATGATATTAATTTTATCGAATGCATTCTCTTCCTCGTTAATCCAGTCCGTTATATACAGCCCCAGGCTGTCGCAGTCGGAGTAAAACAAATTATAACTGGTTTCGTTTACATAGTGCCAGATGCTTTGTGCGTCCGTGCTTGCCCCGGTTAATGCGGCTTCCGTTAATACTGACAGTCCCGCATTTTTAGCGAATACATATTTAAGCCGCGCAAGGATCACGGCGGCAGGGTTCGTATTATCGTAAAATTGAGGAGCTATTGCGTATGTGTCGAAATCTACCTTGCTGAAAGTATAACCTTCTAATGCCCGTTTCGGTATGCCGTCCGTATAGAACTGAATATATATCTTCCTTGCCGTTGCCGCCCCGTTCGCCGTAGTGTACCGCAGGGAAAAATAAACAAACCGCTTCGCCGTGCCGCTATCCGCAAAGGTGAAAGTGCCTATATCGGTAGGCCACGACGATGGCAGGTATTCCGCTGAGCCGTATGTTATGGCGGCATCCTGAACCCATAACCCATAATTATCCGTGTTGTCGGATGTCTCTTTTATTATCTCAAATTTATACTGCTGGCCGGGATTATCAATTAACATATACCCGCTGATTTCTACGGCGTAGGCGTTCACGCTGTCGATGTCGGGATGCGGCTTATTAGCTCCCCATAAAAACTGTTGGGTGTCCATTGTCTTCCCGTCCTCAGTAGCAATGGGTGATGTTCCCGACCAGTCGGCATCTACTGCGGCAAAAGCCCCGCTGTCGGAATTATAATATTTTACCGTTAAACCCTTCAATAAATTATTGCCTATCGGCTGATTAACGGCGTGTTCAATGCGGTCAAGGCAATGGATACTAACGGTTCTCGCCGTGTTGTCAAACTCCGCTTCTCCCGCTATGGTTCCCGTAAACCGGGGGATATACTCAATTACTCCGCTTGAATACCTCACTCCCGTCCATACCTGTATGTCTTTGCCAATCCAGGTAGGGTTAGCCGGCGGTGATACAATTTGCAGATAATCGAAGTAAACATCGTAGGCCGCCGTTTCGTTTGACAGCGTTATGGTTGTATCGCTTGCCGTGGTTTTGCCCGTTTCAAAATCCGTCTTAACATTAATCTGCCCGATGCTTAATACGGCGTCAATGCCTGCCGTAGTAGCGTAGGGGTCTGTTAGGTCAACGCAGCCCGTATCTGTCGAAGGGTCATCAATCCAAAGCGAACGATTAACGAATACTTTATGCCGGGGCCGTATGCCGATGCGCTTACCCTGCCCTGTATCACCGAGATAATAACCTATCTCCTTTAAATAATCATCCGAGGGAGTGAGGTTATATATTTCGCTTGTTATGGTTTCGTCAATTCGTTGAACCGAAAAGGTTATCGTTAAATTATAGTGTTGGTTCTCCAACTCCGTGCAGTCAAAGTTACCCGTTATAAACCCGGTATACGATACGCCGGAATTATTAACAGGCTCCGGGTATAAAACAAGCGCGTTTCCCTGATTGCAGGAATAATCATATAATCCCCATAAATATTGTTCTAAATTATATGAAAGGCCGAACCATGTTATGGTTAATTCCGATGTATCATATTTGTAGTAGGTTGTAAACCTGCCCGACCTATCCCGCTGAACCTGGACATTCTGCTGCAAATCAGGCAGGCCCGATATTTCGTACGCCGGGTGGTCAATTAAATTAGCACCAAACTTAAGATAATCCTGGGCCATTAGTAGCCGACCTCCTGAAGCTGAAACGAAATATTATAATAGGGGCCGATGCGTTGCGCGTTAAACCCGCCCATCCAGAATGTGTTAGCGTAGTCCGTGAGGGAATGCCGCCCCATATAATAAAAGCGCATCATAGCGTGGTAGCCGTATATGGTTTCGAGTGCCGTCTTTTGCGCTGTCGGTATATTTGTAAAGTTTAAATCGAATGTCCGTAAAGAATTAATATTATCGTATTTAAGCGTGCCCCAGAGCGTCCGGGTATTAACCGCAGGGTTTCCATTATATTTAAACTCACTGAATAAAAGGGGGTTCTCGCTTGCTTCGTAGGTGTACAAACTGCCGCCGTTAATTTCGTCAATGACCTGAAATTTAACGGGATAAACGGCGTTGTCTGTCCCTTGCTTGCCGGAGATGAAATCTGATACTAACATTTAATCCTTACGGCCTATCGCCCACCAAACTACATAATAATATTCGTTTAGATAAAAAGTACCGTCCGCCCAATATGCCTTGTATTGGAACCCAGTAGCCGAGGCGTTGTATATATGGTTAACCGTCATGGCGGCATATGAGCCTCCGCTGGGCCACGCGTCGCTTCCGCTTGTCGGATTACTTCCGGCAAACATGGCAAAAGGAACCACTATCGCAGATGTATCGTATGGGGTTGGAAAGATTACCGTTCTTATCATCGTTTGTGTGCTGTCTCCGATAAATATATCATATCCCCATTGTATTCTCGCATTTTGAAAGGCGGTCGTATCAACGGTCGGGCTGTCGTATTGCAGGTCTCGTGCATACGGCATTAAAGGATTTCTCTCCACTTTCCCGTAGTCGATTGCCGCTGTGTCCGCAATATGCCTATCGAGTATCGAGGCGTTTTTATATTTACTTGTTATTATTGCGCTGTCCTCAATCCCCGTGCTGTCAATATCTGCCGTAGTGTCACTGAAATTCGCGCGTAGCATCTGTTCGGTTCGATTTAACGGCCCGATGAATTGATTAATTAACGCCGGGCTCCACGGCGTTGTATCATACACCGTTGTAAATGCCGTTGTATCATACGCCCACGCCTCATTACAGCCCATTACAGCCACGATAACCGCCAATATGATTAGTACTGCCCTGCTTTTCATTTATGCACCCCTTAACGCTTCTTGACGAAACGCTTTTGATAAACTCGTCCGGGTTATTATGCGCCAGACTTCATCTGTTACTATGCCGTTTATCGTTACATAGTTTGTTTCTCCGCCGCCGGCGCCGCCGGAATACCCGGAATATGCGGGAGTTGACGGCATTGATATTGAGCCGCCACCGCCACCGCTTGTATTTTTCATCCCGCCGTAAATGTTTTTCATCTGATTAATTATTGTGGCCCCTGCCGCCACTACCGCCGCCACTTCGATGAAACCTATGAGTCCTTTTGACAATCCTTTTGTAGCCCCGAGGGTGATATATAATTGAGCTACGCTTAAAACCTGTTCGCCTATAACGGCAAGCGAAGCTAATTCTTTACTTTCCCACTGTTGGCCTAATATGGCAAATGAATTAGTTAGTGACGAATATGCCATTAACCGGGCCGACTGTAACGCCTGCCGTTCGCTTGCCCTTCTCTGTTCATTATCCGCTAACCACTGATTAATCCTGTCCATACGCTTTGCGGCTTCTTCTTCGTTTTTAATCATCTCTTCATTTTTGCTTATGCGAATTTCGGCGAAATATCTAATCATCCCCGTCCGTTGATTAAGTAATTTCTGTTCTCTGTCGGCGGCTTCTTTTGCGAGCCTTTCCTGTTCTTCTTTATTCCCCGTTCCGGCCCCCGGCAATGTCGGCCCTGCCGCCCTAATTTTAGGAGCCTCTTTTATGCCGAGTAATATTAAACGCTGTTCGTCATATTTTCTTACGAGTGCGGCGTATGCCTCAAATTTTGCCGTTTCTTTTGCTACATCAAAACCAAAAACAGGTTTTTTCTCATTCGCCTTTATAGCGTTTATTATGCGTTTCTGTGCATCTTCTAACCCGGATATTTGTGCGTCTAATTCCCTCACTTTCATTATATCCCCGATAGCCTTGAAATTAGCGGCCCATGTTGTCAACTCTTTTGTAAGCAGCCCCCCGACAGGTTCGGCAACTATATCTTCAAGTGTCTGTTTGAACTTATCCCATTGCCCCTGTCCGCTTAATAACCGTTGAGCGTTAAGCTCTAACCCCTCTGCCATTTTCTGCTGAACAAGAGCCATTTTCTCGGCTTCGGTTTTAGCGTTCATTATGGCCGGGATATACTGCCGCCCCAGAGTTTCATAATTTCCTTGAAATGCCTTAGCGGTAACTGCAAGAGCCTGCTCCATATCACCGCCCATAATTTCAGATAACCCGATAGCCCCCTTGACATAATCATCAATTTTATCGGCGGCTATCCCGTATGCAATTCCCTGGGCTTCGGCGGCGTATATCTGGTCATCGGAATAAGTTGAAGATTTTTTCAATTCATCGGCAAGTTTAAGGAAACTCTCATACATCCCATTGCTATTTTGATTAGTTACTTTTAGGGCAGTCGATAATCTTATTAACGCCTTTTCTTCTTCCTGAAACGCTTTAATGGAATACTCGGCAAACTGTTTAACTTTTTGCACCGAAAAGTATGCAACAATGGCCGGGCCGAGTCCGGATGTAATGCTGGTAGTTAACTTGTCGACGGATCCACCGACCTTGTTTAATACACCGCTTGCCCTGTCCTCTGCCGATATTACAATCTTTTCGTTAAGTATTGCCATTACCTTCTCCTGCCGTGTTCGTTAATCTGCTGTTTGGAGTGCTGGTCTTTTTTCTGCTTTTCGATTTCCTTTTTCTGCCTGTATGCGTAGTAATGTTCGGTTAACATAATGGCCTCAATATCAATAATGCGCTGCTTCCCGATTTCCGAGGGGAGGCAGTTAAGCGTTTTGCGTACTGCGTTAAGCCAGAGCCAGTAAGACACGGCGGGGTCGGTGTTGTGTTTGTTCCCTGAACAATTCCGGCAATACCGCGTAATGTTCTTATCGTGCGTGTATTGTTCCCAAAATTGAATACAGTCATAACAGCACTTGCCCTCCCCCGCTAATTCCTTGACTAATTTTTTTTTTCGCTTTCCTTTAAACCAATAACGCTGTCCTGAAAGAACCTCACCGCTTCGGGTAGAATATCCCCCGGCAAGCGTATCAGGTTCTCGTATGTTATCGGTTCGGGTGCGCCGTTCTCGTTTAATATCCCTTCCCATGCCGCAATACATTTAAGCATATACGCTGTGATATAATCCTTGCTGTCGCTGTCCGTCATAAACTCCCGGCGCGCGTCAATGAATTGTTTCCCGTAAGGCTCGATGAATATAATCTTAATAATCTCTACCGCCTTATCAGCCGCCACCTTCTTACACTCCGCATTAATCGGCAGCTCAAAAGTTAGCCGCTTCTCCTCTTTAACCAATCTCGCCATAAATGCCTCCAGAATTAATTATATGAATAAACGACACTCAATATTTGAATAGTACGCCGTGCCGCTGCCCGCAGAATTTGCCCCGCATAAATCTACTGTTGGGGCTGTTGCCGCTATACCTATAAGATGATACCCGGCAAGCGTAGTGAATCCAGTCGTTACGGATGCGACTGTAATAACGGTATCTCCGGTAAATGGAATATCATTGTCAAACATTATAAGCGCATCGTGATTAGTTGCGCCCTTAACATATCCGCTAATATATACCTCGCAGTTTCTCATATTGGCAGCCGTTATATTAGCGTTATTAGAGGATATAGTCTGATATACACCCTCATTGGCCGCGCCGCTATCATCTATTGCCGCTATCGATGTAGCGTTGCCAGTGTAATAATTCACCGTATTCCGGGAATATTCACCAACCGCCTGCCCGGATTTTGTCCAGTCCTGTGCGTTAAGGGAGTCGGTCGTATAATATCCGCTTCCGTTCTTAACAAGTGGGATTGAACCATACGAGAACCAAGTCCCCGCAACGAATGTAAGCCGGGCCGTGTATGCCGCCGTTGTGTTATACCGTGCGAAGTAGGTTGTGGTTATCGTCTGCTGCCCCATTGTCGTCGTTGAAAGCGGTTCACCTTCGACCTTTAACTCCGGGAGGTCGATTGTCATTGTGCGGTCGTACCCGGTCTTAATGTTTCCCCCGGTTACTACTATCTGCGCCGCCCTCGTAGTATGAGCATTGAGATAATCAATGTTTCCCTGTGAGGTCGAATTTAATACACGGGTTACGGTTAATGCGACATCCACGATGTTAGGATTAATTGACGAAACATATTGAGAACCCGGCGAATAGTGCCCGCTGTCAAGTGCCCTTGTTATCGTAAGTTTCGCATCCATTACTTCGTCATCCGTTGCTACCGTAGCAAGCGTTGACCCGAACTTAATATTCGTATTCGCCCATCCGAGCTTATCCTGCGTGGTATAAGCCGCCGTGTCCTCTGCCGTTAATTCCGTGACCTTCCGGCCCGTGCCGTTAACCGACATTGTTATATGATTGTCCGGTGTGAAATTGTATTCAAGCGATGATACCATAATATCGTCAACCCGTTTTACTTCGGCCCCTGCCGTGTTGTCTTCAAAGCCGAGACAAAACGCATCATCGGCAAGCGTGACCTGATGCTGTACGACATCGACGGAATACAACGCTATCGTCGGGGCCGTAGTCCATCCCGATACAACCGTGAAATTAGTCGTAGTCAACGCCGTTAATATTGAAAAGGTCTTGCCAAGATAATAAGTTCCGTCCGCCGATATATCTTCATAATCCTCGGAGCTTGCCGCCGCGCCTCTCCAGGTACCAGTTACCGTTATCGTTCCCGCCGTGCCCGTTCCTATATCTCCACCCGATACAACGGCGTATATTTTCTTGCTTGATAATGCCGTAGCCGCCGCATTAAGCGAACTGGTCATTGTACCCGTTGCGGTAGTAGCTGGCATTAATTCCGTGCTTGCCGCCGTTGTTATCGTTTTGGTTGCCAGTGCATCACTCCAGCACGCTAAATTCAACGACTGACAGGCCCCGTCATCAAGCAACAGCGGGGTCTGGAAACTCCCCTCGACCGGGTTAAAGGTTAATATTTTGCTGTCCGTGATAAATGCCGTGCCCCGGTGCGTCCGCTTTTTATCAATGTTTGGGGTCTGCTTGAAACTCTGCTGCCCCTCTTCGGTCGGCAGGAACCCCGCTAAATTGCGCTGAAATTCGCCGCCGTTAAACCGGGACGAAGTCGCGCCACCCTGAATTGTCAACCCCAAGGTACTATCGAAACCATTGAGAATATCCGAAGCCATGATTATTTACCCCCTTCAATTATTTCGTTTACCGTTACATTTTCGCCGTTCGCCTGTGATCCGATGGACGCCTTCACATCCTCGGGCATTGCCGTTATGTCCTGCCCCGGTTCAATTACGCCGGGAACGCCGTATATAACCACCGTGCCGTTTACCTTTTCCGCTGTAATTTTAATGTCGCTCATTTTGCACCTCTACGCATAATTTAAAGTGTTCTCAAATAAATAGCTGAACTCGGCCCGCCAACAATACATATTCGTGTCTTCTTCCGCACCGGGTTCTATGATTTTAACGGGTATCTCGTTTTGCTTCGGGCACGCAAGCCCGGCGGCGCACCAATACCCGGTCTGTATAAAATTAGCAGCGGCGTTTAAAAAGGTTAGCATCCGCTGAACCACATCCATTAAATTATTCTCCGCATCGGGTATCGAACCAAACCGAACATTAACCCGTATTGTCATTTCGGTGTATTCCGTGTATATCCCCGTTGAACTTCGTTCCTGTAATACCTGGACGGGTTTCATGTCTATCCATACATTACAGCGGTCGGCGGCTTCAAGCCAATAATCAAATACCCTGTCAATTTTGGTATCAGTACCGGCAGCCATAAGCGTAGCATCGGCCTCAATTAATGTTTTTAACTGCGTCTTAATGCTTTGGAACCTGCTACCCATTACAGCCCCCTATAACTATTCCAAAACGATACAAACATGCCGTCAATTTTCTGCCTTAACGCTTGAGTCATATAAATAAAATCACGCTTCGGAACCTTGAAAGATTTGCCGATCCATGATTTTGACATTGCATTTTTCATCTGGAAATAAAAAGCGTTATATCTCTTAGTTGCCCGTTTAACCCAACGGAAACCAACGCCCGGAATATTAACCCGTACTTTCGTACCGTCCGCAGAATATGTTTTTCCTTCGCTTGACGGCTTGCCAGGTAATATAGCGGAAACATTACGCCTTAATCTGTCCGCTTTCTCTGCCGAGTTCTGCCATATTACGGTATGATTATTCTGGTTCTCATACCCCGGCTGATTAGTGCCGATTTCAACATAATTATTTGCCGCATTAAAGGTCATGCTCCGGCGTAGGTTACCGGTGTCCATTAAGGGATTCATTGCCGCCGCCCTTGATTTAGCCTCTTCCATTGTGCGTATTTTGCCGCCCTTTCCCCTAACCCGTAGCATCGCCGTAGTTGCACTAATCGGCGTCCATGCTTTATGACCGTCTATTGCACCCTTGACGGCGAAACCCCGCTGATAATAATCTCGCACCTGGACGCCGACCTGCTTCATATACGGTTTCATATTCTTAACTCTGGCAGACATAGCTCTTAATCCTGCCGCTGCCTGCCCTTCAAGTTTTACACTAATCAAGTTCGCTCACCTTCTGCCCTGCCGGGCCGTCTAATATATCCCTCGATTTGGAGAAATCAGCGGTAATGTCGGCCCCCGTTTCGTCCGTTGTCGTAGCACCATACATGCCGGTACGGCTGTCTAACAGTATCTCAACGCCGTCTTGCCCTATTATCGCAATATCTCCGCTCTTAATGCCATCTAATAGCGCTTTGACATCATCGTATATGCTTCCCCCGGTCTTGCTCCCGCGCGTGCCAGCGTCAAGGGTCTGGAATATCAACATTGCCGCGTACATCGTGGCCAATTCGATTATAATATTAGGCACCGCCAATCTGTAAATTGACACCTTCGAAATCGCCGCTTCTTCCGCTAACCCGGTTGTGGTTAATGCTGTTAGCGTGTGAATCGATCCGAGCGTAAATTCAAGGCTGTTGCCGCCGTATGTTATCGTTTCCGATAATCCGGCAAGGTCGTCAAGCGTGCCCGTTAAAACGACCGTTCCGCTGCCCGTCGTGCCCGCCGATACCAATACGCCCAATCTCCGGGCCGTTGCCGGGTTCGATGTTACGCTGCCAAACATATTACTTGCCGCCGTTGTAGCCGCCATTATCGGCGTAGTATCGTAAACGGTAAAGCTCTGCCCCAGTGCCGCCTCGATTAAATGACACGCTCTGCGGATATGCTTCTCAAAATCGACGATGGCCCAATCGGTCGTAAGAAAATTATTCCCGGTGTATCCGGTTATATAATCATTAACTAAATTGCGTGTCGTATAAATTGCCATTACGCACTCAATTTAAGCGACATCCCCGTGAGCAGCTCAATCATTTTCGTTGTCGGGCAAACGCCGCCCGCATCCTGCGCGGGCTTGCAGCTCTGTAATATGCACGGTCTCATGCTGTTGTAGGGACAGAGTGTTTCCATTATTCGATCCTCCTATAGTTCATAAAACTCAATCGAAATTCCGTAAAAGGTCGGGTTCGTCCCGCTGTTTTCCAGGTGTATCCCGTAGTAATGATTCGCATCCAGCCTGACCCACGGCAGGGTTTCCTTCGCCCATGCATTTGCCTGTCCGACAATTTTCTGCGCCTTTACCGTGCCAAAGCTCGCGAACGCATCTTTGGTACGGAACACTGATAGAGGCAGAGTCGCGTTGCCGAAATCAGTACTGCACGGCGCGAAGGTATCTCCCGCTGAATCGTAGGTCGGGCTATCAGAGACTATCCAGCGCGAAGCTCCTGCGGATATAAGGGTGATCCTCGCCATGACCTCGCGCGCGCCCGTGATAAACGAGCACGCCCATGTGTCCGCCGCCTGAATCGGAATATAAGTTATCGTATCGGCCAAAAACATTAGTCCCTGCTTACCAAACGATGTCTCCAGCGGCATCGTCAATATCGCATCGCTGTCGGAATTGATGTCGTCCAGACCTACATTTCCTATTTTGTTTTCACCGGCGGGAAGCGGACTTAAGCCGATATCAACGGCGTAGGTATTGCCGGGGGTTTGTGCCGCCGATACATTCGGTATGCCCATGATTTCAAAAAAACCGCTGTCGACTTTATCCACACTCGAAATATTATTAACCTGATCGATGTTAAAGGTATCGGGCATGTCTGGGAAATTGACTATTTTCGCTTCCGTGCGGTATGTATCGGCGGCGTCCTGTTTCGCCAGTACCGGCGGGGTGTCGGTTATACTGGCTCCAAATGAAGACGGGAAATTACCGATGTCTAAGGTGTCGGGCATGTCGTCGAAATTAACCACCATAACATCCGTGTTCTCAATATTTACATCCATGGGGCCGGCAATGGTTATGGGACTGTCTATCGTAACCGTGGGCATCGTGAGGATGTTAACATCCATTGTCCCGCTCTCGACGATAACATTACTGTCGCCGAGATTGGCGGTAATGGGCTCCGGTATATTCACGGCGGAATCCTGCTGTATCACCGTAACCGGGTCGGGAATGTTTACTGCGGTATCAGAGAGGGTTGTTACAATCGGGGAATCAACCGTAACGGGCACTGTGCCTATTATAACCACGCTGGTATCGTTCGGGATAGCGGACGGCTCGTATGCCAGCGATACCCGTTGAGTATATATTTTAAAAACGAGATCGATGACTCCGACGCCGGTAGTATACAACGCCCGATTTAAATAAGCTTCGCCTCGGGAATATTCCGAACCCGACACCTGTGAATTGCTCGCCAATATTCGAAACCCCGTGTCCGTGGTATCAGAATAAATGTTCATAAAATAACCGTGGTATGTAAATATCGGGAAGCCAAGCGGGATACTAAACCATGCCTCGGCGTTTAATGCCAGCGCGACATTAAATGATTTCGTAAATAACGGAGTGCTTGATTTTGTGTCCTCGAATATGGATAGATAATATGTACCGTTGATGATGTTCGTATTGCCGCTGTTCTTCGCATATATCCGCGCTTCGGTTAATAAATTATTTCCGCGCGTGGTCTGAAAGGTCTGCCCCACCTGATGCGTAGAATCTACCTGAGCGTATGTATTCCATGTGCCGGTATCAACGGAATATTCGGTTAACTGTATTTCTCCATCGTTTAGTCTGCTTTTTTGTGATCCGTCAATATTAAGCGTGAACGGTAACCACTTGCCGGATACCCCCTCAACATCGGTATCGGTGCGCCCATAAGTCGCCGTCTGATTGTAAAACGGCCTGGTATCGCCGTATAACGCCCACGCGCTATTAGGTATGGCAAGGCACAATGCCACAAACAATACGATTAATAGTTTTTTCATTTCATTAACTCCTTACACATTTATTAAGTTCTATGGTTCCTGATATAATTTTGCATCCGAGATAATATTTACCTTCGCTCTTTGCCACTATCGCAAGTGGACATAAATCATTTAAACATTTATCAATGCTTACTCCGTCACATTTTACCGCTTCGGCTGTATTATTTTCTTTTTTATGTTTCATCGTTTCTCCTTTAATAAACGGGGTTGACCGGGAGAGCGTCGACACTCTCCCGGTTGGTTGCCCGTTAAAATTATTTACCGTACTTGTTGGTCTGATAATCGTCAGATTTCCGATACCAAACAGCAACGGAATATGCGCAATCGGTAGCACCGGCAGCGGCGGAGTAATAATCTCCTCCGGCAGCCTGAACGCCAAATATTAGCGCATCGCTGGCGGTCATCCTGAACCCGCCCTCTTTCAGGTCGGAAAAATCTATCTCCCGATATACGATCTGCGAGCTGTCGGCAGAATTACCAACGCTTGATCCCACCACAACGGGCCATGACATAACAACCTTAGCGCCACTGCCGTAGGTTGCCGCGCTGTCCGCTCCGCTCGTATGGGTATGCCCGTATTTAAGGCCGAAAAGAACGATCTCATAATTAGCGGTAGACTTACTCCATCCGTCAACTACTATCTTTTCGATTATAAACGCATCCCCGTAGCTATTGGCTATAACAGCGTCACTGTCGGAAGCTGCTCTGTCAACCGTATCGGCTTCGGTTACTGCCTGCCATTCAAAACGCACGGGAAGTATCTGGTCTGCCGATGCCATACCGCAAAACACAAAGAGGGATACAACAGCGAGTAAAGAGATAAATATTTTATTCATTGTTTTTGTCCTCCTCTTAGTATTTCGCCGGGTCGATTATGTTGACAAGCAACTGACCCGCATCGGCGTTTGATATAACCTGCTTGTAATAAGCGCGGTACTTGTGGCTCCTTACTTCTCCGTCCTCGGAATCGGTAACGCGTATATTCGCCCCTTCGCCCTTTTTAGCCCAGAAAAATCTTGAACCAAGACCGTAGCTTTCCGTTGAGCCAGGCTCTACATAAGCAAGCAGCATGTAGTTGCCCATAAGGTCGGCCATGGTCGAGGTCGTAGTCGTAATGGGTGATTTGGAATCATACGCACCTTTCGGGAGTACTACTCTCATCCCCTTTAATTTAAGCGGGATGATAGTTCCCTCAATAAGTCCCTGCCCGTTCTGGTTTTTGGCAAGGTCTTTTATTTCGGAGTTGGCCTCCATAAAGGATTTTGAGCGCGGCCCAAAAACGCATATATTAGGCTCCATGCCTATTCTCTTCCTGACTTTCTCCGCTTCTACGGCGAGAATGTCGAGTATGGAGACATTGACACCATCAAGATAAGGGAAATCATTGGCGGCACCACCCGTCACATAATTGGTTATGACCGATGTGCTGGTAACCTGCGCAAGTCCATATTTCTCCTTATTAATCAGATACTGGAGCGTTAATTCGCGGACATGCCGCTCACTGGATTTCATAAGCCGATCGGCATCGTCTTCAATGTCCATGTCGATAGGGTCTGTTTCAACTCCGTGCTTGTCGAGAGTAAACGCCGTGCCCGTTCCCTTTTTCGTCCGAATCTGATTATATGCGGTTCCGGCCATTATATCGCCGTTGCCATATATTCTCTCGGAAACGCGGTCGAATTTCAGATACTTATCGGACAGATTGGGAACGCCAAAAGGAGGAAGAATCTGATCTATAATAAAATTCTCGGCCTTCTGCGTAATCTCAACAGCATAATTCTGGAGATATTGCTGAATGTGAACTAAATCTTTAGGTTGTGACATTGTTTATATCCTCCTTTTAGGATATGCAGGGCATAAGCATTACTCTTGCTTTCCCTGCGGCGGATGTGGTTTCGACATATATCCCGATTGAATAATCCCCTGCCGATCCGGTTCCGGCTCCGGCTTTTTTAGCCGTAGTGGAAGATCCCGCCAGTGTGTTTATCGTAACGGCTGCTGCGGTATTGACAAGTGCAATCGGCCCTGCTGAATAAAACTCATAATATTTACCAGCATTTTCTCCCGCAGTAGCTGACCCGCCGTTTTCTTTGGCAAACCAAAACGCGCCGAGGTCAACCGTACCAGTCGAGGTGAGCGTTTCGCCTGTGGGGTCGGATGTATCAAGGATAAAAATATCATCCTCTAACATCGTTATAGTATCGGCCAGCTTCATTGATACAGTAGGCAGATACTTATAATTCGTGTTCATGCTTTTTACTCCTTTTCGTTTTCGTTAGTTTTTCTTTCGATCTGCGATTCAGCAATCATTATCGGCCTTGTTAAATCGTTCAGCCCGTCGGCATCCAATTTTTCAAGGTCGATATTTCTGTCTTTCGCAAGCTGGACAACGCGCGGGTCGCGCTTTGTATACTTGTCTTCCAGCTTTACTTCAACGGGTTTTTCAAGTCCGCCCTTTCCCTTTTCTTCTCCGAGATTGACAATCGGCTCAAACGCTGACAGCTTCGCGATAAGACCGTTAACCTTATCTTCAGGTAGTCCTTCGCAAAGGCTGATAAAACCTTCAACATCGGCAGGTTTCAGCTTGCCATCCTCGGAAAGTTTGGTAATCTTCGCCGCGTAGTCCTTCTTAAATTCAGCCGTCTTTAACTCGGCTAATTTAAGATTTGCCGCTTCTGCATCGGCTTTCAGTTGGGTTATCTCTGTTTCTTTCAACTGGAGAGCCGTTGCGTTCGCTTCGGATAATTTTGTTATCTCGGCGGCGTGAGCATCGTTAATCTCTTTTAATTTCAGTTCGTCCATTTCGGTATCCTCCTCGTTAAGTTTTATTGACACATTCTCTTCGGTATCAGAAAAGTTATAAGACATCCCCTTTGCGGCGGGTGTCATTACGGAGCCAAAAGCAACGGCCTTTAACTGCGCAAAATTCTTGCTTAATACGGCTTCAATGCTCCGCTTGGGCATTGACTTAATCATATTCATAAACTCGCCTGTTTCGTCAAGGAATTTGGCCCATAACGACTTGCCCTCTTTTTTCAGTTCGCTTATCCACGCCATGCCGGGCTTTTCGTCATTGTCATCTTTCGTATGCCCCGGAATTGCAGGTATCATATAATCAGGGTCACCCTTATGTTCGCTGTAATGTTCGAGCATTAACTCGAGATGTTTCTCCGTTATTTCGCCCTGCGGATATTTCGCCGCGCGCGTTATCTCAATCCAGTCGGTCTGTTTATTCTCTGGCATATTATTGCCCTCCCGCTAATGTAGTAAAACCCTTCGCCGGAATTGCCGTGCCCGCCGTTTCGCTCCCCGGCCTCCACTGCTTTTCTGCCGTTTCGCCGTTGTAAATTGCGATCAGAATACTGCGGCACTGATGATGGGCCGGGGGTGTCATTTCCTTTAACCGGGGGTTATCCTTATCGAGATACTCCCCGTTATGAAACTCGCAAAACGCAGATGTTCTATCGTCAAGCACGGCTTCAAATGTATAGCCCGTCAATGTTTCAAGAATTTCAGGCTCGTTATATTGCTCCATTCTGCCCTGATTGTATGCGTCCGAGTAGTTAGTCCGTATAATCGTATTAATATGCCATTGACTACCGATTGATTTGCCTAAATCTTCGGGAGCCAGGTATTCATCGTATAGCTTTTTAAGCGCGAACTTAGTACCCTCTACATTGCCCGTGCTAATCCCCGTAGATATAATATTCTGTGCCTTTTTAATTACATCCTTTTCAAAGTTCCCGGCGATTGTAAAGCTCTGTTTGTCAATGGCCTTAATCTGGTCTTTCGGCATCGCCACTTTTTTCTTAAAATATTTTAACGCTTCTTCGTGAGGCAGCGGCTTAACCGGGATTGTTATCTCGGCAAGTTTTAATTCCTGTTTCGCCGTATCCGCCTCGTCCTTTACATTAACTTTCCCGATTAGATACCCGTTGTAATATATATCCTTCATCCAGTTCTGATAATTAAACATGTTTAATTTAATCTTGATTTCCCCTGCGGTATTAAACATGTCGTATGTTAATCCGTACTTGCCGACTAAACTGTCGTACTGCCGGAGCATACTATCCCGGATACCGAGTACGACCTCGGAGCCATCCCGGACATATTCGCCCTCGTAATCATCCATCTGCTCGGCAAGTCGTATAAAATTAACGCGTGGATGCTTCTCCTGCAATTTAAGCAGTTTATTAATATACTCGGCCCCATTAAATGCCATATAATCGGCGTTCTCGGCTTCGGGCATATCATCCCATGGCTTTTTGGGTTTCGTGCTCTCCGTGGGCTTGTTTGCGTCCTCGGCGGGTGTAACATCGGGGTTCCCCTCGCCACCCTGAACCGGGTTCGCCGTTGTCGGGGTCGTGGTTCCCGCCGCACCCATTAATTTCTCCGCGACTTCTGGTTTAATGTTAAAAAAGTTTATTAACATTTGTACGCCCGTTGCCCTCGGTATAGTTCCATTTGCCACGCTTTGAATTATATCAACTGCCGCCGTAATTTGTGCGCCATTAAGCACATTCTCCGTCGTAGTGCTTATCACCTGTGCGCCGCCCTTCTCTCCACTGGCTATCGGCGTAGCCGTGATGTCGCCAGGTGCCTCCGTTCCATCCTCGGCAATAGTGGCTTCGTTAATTTTATCGCCTATCGCCGGGTATCCTAACTGCTCACGGCAAAACTCCATATCGGTATAATTCTTCCGTGGGTCTAATATTCCGCTTTCAACATCAATTTTGAACCTGTCCGATTTGTCTTTCGGCTTTTCATCCGTCACTAAATTTAATTCAAATAGCGGTAGGCGGCGAAGATTTAAAAAGTTATATCCTAATATCGGGGCGATTATATGCGTGTTAACTTTACCTTCAAGGCTGGTTTTATCCCCGGTCATCGTAACCATTAACTGATCCGACCGCTTATCCGCTAAATTAAATGTGCCATTGTCCGCATCCAAAATATGGGAGAGGAAGCCCATCGCCTTGGCAATCTGTTTATCAATCGCAATTTCCCACGCATCCCAAAACCCGCTATCCGTAGGAATAGGCACGGAGAATATATCTTCCTTGCTGGCGATATTATCTTTGGCAAGCGTTGTTATCGCTCCAGCAAGAGCCTTTCTAATATTATTTAAAACCTTGTCTGTTTCGGCGGTTCCCTCTTTCTGCACCAACGCTATTATGCGCTGTATCGCCATCTTCTCGCCGTAGGACGCTCTCCAAGTTTGCATCTTTTTCTTTACAATCCAGTACGGGTATGCCGCCGCATAATCCCCGGTGCCATAGTAATTCTGCCGCATTACATACGGGTATGTCCATAATACAAATTTGCTTATCGGCTCTAATTTGTACCCGCTTAATGTCTGGCTGTTTTGGTTCTGGTATATCGTTGTTAATCTGCCATAATCATCCCGCCTGAACCCGATCATACGCTGGTCTATATCTTTAAATCCCTTGTAATACCAAAGTCCGCCATACTCCTGCTTCTTGCATACATCCATAATTTTTTCGATTAAACTAAACCCGATATACGGAGCGTCAAGCATTTTGCGGAGAGTGTCGGTAAACTTTTCGTCAAGCCCGTATTCAAGGTTCCAGTATAAAAATTCAATAGCACGCTTTTGTTCATCGCTTATCTGCCCTTTTATCGGCTCGCCGTTGTCATCGAAAACATCCGGCTGCTCTTTAATCTTCCAGCCGCCGCTAAGCAGAATATTGTCCCTGGTCTTGCGGCAGAGCCTAACCTGCGGGTCAAACTCCATATCGAAATAGGTTTCAATGCCCTGTTTACTCGCAACGGTATCAAAGTTTAAATCATCACTGTCGTATTTTCGCATCGCATAGGCCATCTCGCCATACATCGGCATTTCGGTTATCGGTTTTATGTCTCCCTCGGCAAGTTTGACCTGCTTCGCTTCCGTTGTTAATTTGTTTATGCCGGGAGCGCTGGCCCTGAATAAATCCCGTATGCTCATTAAACAAATACCCCCTCGATCTCGGCCATGTCGTTAATCGGGGCATCATCCTCGGCCCGGTCCCGGTTCGTGCCGTAGAACGCCTCTAATTCGCTTGCCGTGAAGCGTGGACGGATACCAAACCGGGACTGTAATGCTATTCCGGTGGAGATTATACAATCATCGTTATAAGAGGTGGCGGCGTTAGTGCTACCCTTGTCATCGTAGTTATATACAAACAGCTCGTTATACAGCGTTTCGGAGTGTATAATTAGCTTCCCTTTACGGATTAGCTCTTCCATATCGTTAATCATCCTGGGCTTTGTTATACTGTCGGTTTCCCAGTATTTGCCCTTGTCGGTTTTCCACACCTTTATTCCGTGTATCTTCTCAAGCTCAAATATCGCGGTCGCTCCGTACTTTTCATACTCAATTGATGGGTTATTAACCGTGCATCCGCAAGTCTTTAAATACTCGTATAACTCTTTAATCTTTAAAGCGAATATATCCGGGGGGAATTGACCTCTCAATTCTGCGACCTGCTCAATGCTGTCGGTGGTGTATGCGTACGCCTGTTTAACGGAGTAATCGGCCCCGCTTCCGCTTGCCGTGTCGCCGCCTAACAGAATTGCTTCCCCGGCTTTCGGTTGCCTGTATATCTTAATCTCATTCATTGCATGTATGGGTTCGCAAATATTCCCGGCTTGTTTACGGACATCCTCGGCGGCGAATACCGGGCGGCCCGTCTGAATGAATCCTTCATCTGGATTAGAGGGGAACTCCTGCGCGAATATTGCCGGGCTGTAATTCTGCCGCTCCCGTTCAATCCACGCCTGATCCCTGTCCGGTCTGTCCTTCCAGGAAAAAAACAGCTTTTTAAAATTATTAGTTCCCGTCCATAGTTTATGAAATTTATTACCCTGCCCCTTGGCTGTCGATATAATTATTATTTTGCGCGCCTGCGGCATAATAGCGGAAAATATTTCTTCGTCATACTGGGCCGATGCGAATTCGTCAAGTATTGTCAAGGCGGATGTCCTTCCCCTACCAGCGTCCTTTCCCGCCGGAAGGGATATAAACTCGCTTCCGTTGGCATATTTGCGGTGCCGGGTATTATCGGGATCGCTTACTTTCGGTCTTAACCAGTCCGGCAATTCATCTTCTCCGATGCGTAGCCGAGATAGTATGTCTACGCTGTATTCCTGATTTTGGCTTATTGCAAGCACCGTTTTGTTCCCCTGCCTCATTAACCAAGAGGCGTAAGCCACGGCACACCATGTAATGCCCTCCTGCCGAGCCTTGTATATAATGGTGGCGTCATTTTCGTGGACGGTCGTCAAAAACAACCTTTGCATTTTCCAAAGCGCAAACGGGATTATGCCTAATTTTTCATCCTTAATCTTCCAGAAATTGTTAATATAAAATATCGGGTCGTAGCCGATTTGTATCTTAATCCCTTCAAGTGGGTACTGTTGTAGGTATGCCGCGTAGTTAGTGGCCGTTGATGCTTGCATTATTTCAGATGCCCGATTATGCGGTTATTAAACGATTCGAGCGCGGCCTTGGCTTCGGGGTCAAGCTGGATTTGCGCCCGAATATCAATATTGATTTTCGTTTCGGTGGATTGAATATTAGCGTCAAGCTCAATGCGCTGTGCCGCCTTGCCTTCCGTGCGGTCGATTAATTCTTTAATCGCGGTCACATCCCCGTTATAAGCCATTTGAACCAAACGCTTAGCAACGGCCTCGGCTTTCTTAATCGTTTCGCCGGTGCCGTCTATTTTAACTTTCTTTTTTAATTCGCGGTTAATAAAATTGATAATTGAGATGGGCCTGCCGCTGGGATTCCCTGACTGGCCGGGCCTAAAGCGCGTTGATACTGGCGGCCTGCCATATCCGGGCTTCGGATCCTGATTTTTCCCTGTTTCCAGCGTATCGCTCATTATCCCCCTCAAAATAAAAGCGGAAGCTCCAAATGGAACCTCCGCTCAATAGTCGCGAGTAAATATTAAATTATGGGCCGCTGCCCGGTTACAAAAGAATTATAACCCCTGCCGGGTCAAAAGTCAAATATTATTTTAACCGTTGATTTTGCGCGTGTCAAAATTATAATCAGCCCCGTTCTTTGCCACCCTCACACTTTCTGGTTTTATGCCCTTCCCCACTATCTCGATGCGCCCTTCATCAAACCAATCGGTATCGGGCCGTTTTCCGTCCTTTCCCATTTTAGGAGCGATGCCATAGGTGTTACATCCAAATACATGTTCGCACCTGCCTACAAGCACCCCCTTAATGCCAGTGATTTTGTCCTTCGCTTCTTTTCCAAGTTCAAATAAAAACATAATAGATACCTCCTGTTATTTTGTTAATTTCTTCTTAAAACTGATCAATATTTTTTCCGTATCGCCCTCGCCGCGAACCTCGTACCAGATTCGCTTATCCCGGCAGGCTTGCTGAATCTCCGGCAGGCTTGCCCGGTTCAATGTTTCAATGGCCTCGTCAACGCTAATCATATTTCCACATACCCGGCCCATTCCGCTTTCGTCCACCACCTGCCGTGATAGTAATGCCGCTTGCAATCGGGGCAGTAATAATTGCGCTCCGCGCCGAGTCCCCCGGTAATATCCGTTAATTTACGGCTTCCGCATTGGCAGGGGTTCATAATTTTACCCGCTGCTTTCCGGTATAATCTTCCCACCGCTTACAAATAACCTCGCAATAATGCGGGTCAATCTCCATGCCGTAACATTTTCGGCTTGTTTTTTCGCAGGCTATAAGCGTGCTGCCGGAGCCGAGAAATAAATCCATTATCATGTTTTCTTTTATGCTTGAGTTTAAAATAGCGTTTTCAATCAATTCAACGGGCTTCATGGTCGGATGTAATTCTGATTTTGACGGTTTCGGGATTTCCCAGATAGATTTTAAATATTTGCCTTTGCCATAGAAATTATGCTTTTTTTTCCAGCCATATAATATAGGCTCGTGTTGGTAATCGTAGTCAAGCCGCCCCATTGAAAATACAGGTGATGATTTTACCCATATAAGCTCGTGTTTAATCTGCCAATTTTCGCTCATCATCATCATCATCATCTGGTCGCCGCCCTGACACATGGTCATGTAAAAACTGCAATCATCTTTTGCCGATTCATACATGTTTTTAAAGGCTGGCCTCCATAATTTTTCTGAACATTCTTTTGCCGACATATTGTCCCCTTTGATGGGGCGACAAGTCTGGCGGAATTTCCCGCCAGACTTTTTATTCAATAAATCTTGGTCGGCACCATAATTAACCCCATACGGAGGGTCGGTAAATATCATGTCAGCCAATTCGCCATTCATTAATTTTGCCACATCTACATTGCTTGTGCTGTCCCCGCATAGCAGGCGGTGTTCTCCGAGCCGAAACATATCCCCCGTCTTAATGTCTGTTTCAATTACTTCCGGCACTTCGTCTGCTTTCGGGTCTGGTTCGCTATAATAATTATCATTAAAATCTTTAAAATCTATCGCGTCAAATGAAAAATTCTCCTCGATGAACTCGGCGGGGATATGTGCCGCTTCCGAAAATTCGTATAAACCTTGCTCCGTTATCGTGTTAAATTGAGAGCTTGCCGATAATATTAACATTTTCGCTTCCGTAGCATTAGCCGCTTCAATCGGGCAGACCGGGAACTCGGCGGGGAGTTCAATGCCTTCCTGCTTCATCTGCAAGAGCGTCAGCCGCCGCCCATGCCCGTCAAGTATAAAATTTTTATTAGTTTCCGTTTCGTGCCAGTAGAAAAAGGGGAAGGAAAATCCCTGCTTGAGTATCATCTTCTTAAGTTTATTATAATTCTTTTTCGACATCTCTTTCAGTGTGCCCTGGAACTCGGTTAATTTTTCCAGCGGCAGGTTATGCGCACCCTTGCATTTGATTGTTACTGTTTCGCTCACATTTCACCTCGGATTAATTTTAGCACTTTCGACGGCGATGTCAATATTTTTTCTCGTCGGGTCGCGATGCAAATGGTGCCCCTTCGCAAAGTGCCGGATCAGGAACCGGATTAGCTTAAGCATGGTTCGCCTCCGTTAATTTATTAACTGCAAATATAATCTCATTGATTTTGTCGTATATCCGCTGCCGCTCGGCATAAGTCATTTCCGCTTTAATCGGCTGCATGATATATTTGCCGTCTTCGGATGTGATATTCGGCCTTGCTATGCTTTCGAGAATGTCTATCATTTTTAATATATCTCCTCCACGAAAATCAAATCAGGATATCTGTCCTTAAACAGCTTTACCTTATCCCTGTAATGTTGCTTCTTTTGTGTTGCAACACTTTTCACATCCAAAACCACAACCCGCCCCTGCTCGACATACTCAAAGTCTGCGGAGTAGGTCAAGGCGCGTTGCCCGGGCTTCTTATCAAGTAGGATATACTTCGGATGCACTCGCAGGTTTTTAATCTCTTTCCGTGCCTGTCGGAACTTAAGAAGGATATAATGGTTCGCCTCAACCTTGCTCTGAAAAACATACCCCTCCAGGCGGGTGATAATATTATTGAACTTATTTCTCCGCTTCGGGGCCAGATATTCACAGCGGAGACATATCAGAATAGGACTCCCGTTCTCCACCGCCGGGCGCATGGGCAATTGACATTTCGGGCAGAGGGTCATTTCCTCACCCTCTCAATTTCCTTAATGTTGAAATACCCCCAGTCGTCGGGAAACTGAACGATGTAAAATATAAACTTTATCGGGCCTGCCGCCATTTTCATTATCGCATACGCACGAGCTATTACAACCCCGACCTTTCCACGGAACAACACTTTGGGAGAATATTCATTCACCCTAACCGGTGTGCCGATTTTTAACTGTTTCATTTCCGTTTCATCCTCCTTTTATTCGCCGTGCTTCGGGTCATCTCTCCCCCTTTTCGTTGTCAACGGAATGGTTCATTCGCCGTTCTCGGTGATACATATTTCGGGACGGATGTTGTTTCCATACTTTTTATGATTTTCAGGTAGTATGTCAGTATATGGATAATATTTACAGGCGCAGTCGGCCTCTAATAGCATCGGGCACCCGTCGCAATATTTCGGGTTATCGAGCTTCCCTTCAATCTTCATCGTACCTCCTTAAAAGCCGGGGGTTCGGCGTCCTCGCCCCGGCTTGGTTGTTTTACTTGTCTTATTTGTCTTTCGAGGCCAAGCAAACGGTTCGCAAAGTATTTGCCCAGACCTGCGCCTCGTTGGCGTCTTTCGCATCTTCAACTTTTTTCTGAAGATACAATTTAAGGCTGTCCATTTGTTCGTCACCTCCTTTTATTTGGAACTCTCAATCTTACTAATACCAATCTCGCATCTGCGTCATCGCTGTTTCCGCAGATGCTTCTTATCCACCGCTTATTTGATACCCGCAGATACAGAAAACCGCAGAGGGAGCAGCGGTATTTTCGCCTCCGCTTTAGCATGGTTCACCTCCTACTTGTACTCGGTTTTTAATATTTGTTTTTCTTTACCGCAGTTTTCGCATATCAAATGAACATACGGACATTTACAATTCATATCATGTGTCATCTTCCACGCATGGGCCAGCCCTAACTTTTCGCAGGCGCCGCGCTGTATCGCCAATTTCCCGTTATCCCATACGGCAAGGGTTTCGGTATCTCTTGAGATTTCCGCATTGTATGACGGGGTAAGAACAAGGGTGCAACTCGAAATAATTACATGCGGCGTGACGGGATTATACATCACATCACCGCCCATAAACGGGAAGTCACCCGCCCACCCCGCCGCAGGGATGAGAAGCAGGGAAAGAAAGAGAATAAGCGTTTTCATTTCGTCACCTCTTTGTTTTCCTGATATAAAAAAGGCAATGCTTTCTTCTGTTTTTCAAGGTTATGCTGCCAAACATAATCAACAAGGTCTTTTATTTTAGTAAACTTTTCCGCTTCCTCGTCCGGTATTTCGATTTCGTACTCTTTCTCGATAAGCATAATAATCTCGATGTAGGTTATAGGTTCTCCATTTCTTTCGACATCATTCTCCCACCATTCAGAGGCGGTCTGTTTGTGAGCACACGCCCCCAACATCACGCACAGGGAAAGGGCAATAATTAGTTTGCGCATTTAACACCTCAATCTTTAAAAACATTTGTGTTAACATTTAACTGAACCGTAATTCCGAAGATAAACATCTTTATCAGTATCCAACCGAGTAGTACCAGGTCTATCGTCACAACGGCGTAGAGCAGTTTAATCATGGGTGGCCTCCTTTAAACTTTCTATTTCTTCCTTTAATTCTTCGATGGTTGCTTTTGCATCTTTTAACTCTGCAAGAGCATCACAAACGGGACATACGCTATCTTCATAACAGACTTCTTCGTGACCGCTTGAACATAAATTCATTTACCTCTCCTCCTTTTCGGGGCCGGGGGCCTCCAGCTTGGCGAGAACCTCGGCTACCGTTTTACACTCCCTTACGAGAGCGAGAACGGCGGCGGCACATTTCTCTGGCCAGTGAAAGGTGAGTATGTGCTCGATATCACTTTCCGTTATCCCCTTCACCCGTTTTTCAAAGGCGGCAAGGCGGGCGTTCGCAACTCCCATGTCCTCTAATTTCTGTTTATCCAGTGAGGCATTTAGGCTGTTAAGGCATTCGTGTAAATGATTGATTTCCCTTTTCGCCTCGGCGAGTTCGGCGATAAGTTTTGCTTCTGAATATTTCAAGGCTCCGTTTTCCTCGGATATTTCATCTCTTTCTTTTTCCAGTTCCTTATACTCGGACTGCAACAGGGCGAAGGCGGGGAGCGCATCCTCTGTTGCATCGTTATATCCGTCAACATATTCGTCTTTAAGCCCTTTTAATTTGCTTAGCTTCCCCCTACTCTCCACCGCAGCCTCTGCGAGGGTGATTAAAGTAGAAAATGCTTCGTCATATTTTGTCATCCACTCGGCATTAGCATAATCAGTATCTTTCTCATTTAGTATTTTAAGGGCACTCTTCAACTTTTCAATCACGGGGCACCTCCGGTTCGGAATTTATTATTTCCACAAGATATGCGTCGTGTCCGGTGATACATGATACCATCACGGCCCTTATTTTACTGCTTTCCGTTGCTCCATTTTCCATACACCATTTTTTAAA